TTAGAGAAATGAGGTCATACGGATTTGCTGTGAAAGAAATATATTGTGTAGATACACCAAAGAAACCTTGGCCACAATTAGGATTTCAGTTAGCAGCAGTTCACACTCAACGTGGATATACTGGTGGAACTATTTGGTCATATGATAGTGATGTTCCACTTACAAATGTGTCACAGAAGATTACCACACCACTATCACAACTGCTATAATATAGACATCTAAAGAACACTAATGCAATTAAGACCACATCAAGAGCAAGCAATTCAATCAATGTTAGACCACGACAAAGGACAAGTCATTGTTCCTACTGGTGGTGGTAAGACTATCTGTATGATTATGGATGCTATCAGACAGTTAGAATACTATGGTACAGTTGTAGTCGTTGCACCACGCATACTACTTGCAGAGCAACTATCACACGAATTTATGGAAATCATTGATGAGAAATACAATGATGTAGATGTGATGCACGTTCATAGTGGTAAAATCAAAGGTGTATTCAGTAGCACTAATCCATTTCAGATACAGCAGTTTGTTGAGCAGAACTTAGGTGGTCGTAGAATTATATTTACAACTTATCATTCACTACACAGGATTGAAGAGAGTGGTATCAATGTTGATACTATCTACTTTGATGAAGCACATAATTCAGTACAGAAAAACTTTTTCCCTGCTACTGATTACTTCTCACAGTATGCTCATCGTTGCTACTTCTTTACAGCAACACCAAAGCATAGTCGTTCTCCTGTTAAGGCAGGGATGAACTGGACAGAGGTATATGGTGGTGTGATATGTCAAGTACCTGCACCAAAGTTAGTCAAGCAAGGTTACATACTACCACCTAAAGTCAAGGTGTATCGTTCAAGAATACTCAAGAAAGATGAGTTAGTTGCAGACAGAGATAATGAGCAAATGATTGGTGCGATTGACAATCTTGATAAGAACAAAGTATTAATATGTGCCAAGTCAACCAGACAGATTGTTGCACTTATATCACAGACAGATTTCGTACAGCAACTTGCTATTCGTGGTTACTCTTATATGTTCATCACAGCAAAGACAGGTGCGATGATTGATGGAGAGAAGGTTGACAGAGAGACTTTCTTCAATACTCTTAATGAGTGGGGTAGGACAGACAAAAAGTTTGTTGTACTTCATCACAGCATACTCTCAGAGGGTATCAATGTCAATGGTCTTGAAGCAGTATTGTTTATGCGTTCGATGGACTACATAGGTATTAGTCAGACAATCGGTAGAGTTATTCGCAAGGGCGATGCTGACAAAGTATTCGGTCTTGTATGTGTACCAGTTTACTCTAATGTTGGTATTACTACCGCAAGAAAGGTTGAAGCAGTAGTCGATACTATCTTCAACAAAGGTCAAGCAGCAACTACAGTTATTACACGATGAGTAAGATAGTATTAGTCACAGGTGGATTTGACCCAATACATAGTGGTCATATCTCATATTTTAAAAACGCAAAAGAGTTATATCCACATACACCATTGTGTGTGGGATTAAATTCTGATGATTGGTTAATTCGTAAGAAAGGAAAGTATTTTCTACCAATGGCAGAAAGAAGAGCTATCGTCAAAGAACTAAAACCAGTTGACCTGACAATTACTTATGATGATACAGACAACTCATCCAATATGGCAATTTACAAGTGTTTACAAATGTATGATAAAGTGATATACTGTAATGGAGGAGACAGAGTTAACACCAATGTGCCAGAATATCTTAAATTCCAAGAGAATGACAGAGTTATCTTTGAGTGGGGTGTCGGTGGCGATGACAAAATGAACAGTAGTAGTTGGATTTTGAATGAATTTTTGAAACGATGAAAGATACAATTTTATTTGGAAATTGTCAAGACACATTAAAAGAATTTGCACCTAATAGTGCGAGAACTTGTGTGACATCCCCACCATATTATGGACTTAGGGATTATGGAACTGCTACTTGGATAGGTGGCGACCCTAATTGTAATCATAGGAGAGACAGTAAAGTCAAACCTGAGAATTGCAACACAGGACATAAAAATCACGATGAAATGTATGGAGTAGGGGATGCAATATACAAAACTGTTTGCCCGAAGTGTGGTGCGATTAGACAAGATAGTCAAATTGGATTAGAAGAAACACCCGAAGAATATATTGAAAATCTTGTAAATGTATTTCGTGGTGTCTGGGATGTTTTAACTGATGATGGAACTTTATGGGTAAATTTAGGAGATAGTTATTACAACTATCGACCAGGAAAAGGTCAATCATATCCAAAACAATCAGAATCAAAAACAAAACAAGACTTACCAGATGAATGTAATAAAAGAGGTAATAAATTAGATGGATTGAAAGAAAAAGATTTAATCGGAATACCTTGGCTCTTTGCCTTTGCAATGAGGAATGATGGATGGTATCTGAGACAAGATATAATATGGCATAAACCTAACCCAATGCCAGAGAGTGTGAGAGTCAGGTGTACGAAGTCACACGAATATATATTTTTATTCAGTAAAAACAAAAAGTATCACTATAATAATGAAGCAATCAAAGAACCCGCAAAAGATTGGGGAACAAGAGATAGAACCAACGGAAAATATCACAATCAAGGAACAGGACTCCAACCCCATAGCGGACTTACAAAATCATATTCAACAAAGAATAAACGCTCTGTCTGGACATCAAAACATGGAAAATATGTAACACAAGAGAATGAAGCAAAACATAGACAGGGTATGCATGCAAATCGTGGAGATAATTTAATTGCAGTTCGCACAAAGTTACCTACACAGAGAGAGTTTGTTGAATTTTTAAGGTCAAAAACTAAAGCAAAAATATTAGCAGAGCATACTGACATACCACTCACAAAAATAGAACATTGGTTTCGATTTGATGAGTCTGGTTTTTCATATCCAAGCATCGAAGATTGGAAAAAAGTAAGAGAACATATAGATGAATATGATGTAATGGATGAAGGATTGACTTACTATGAGTTAAAAACTGATGAAGTTGTGTCATCAAATACGAAGAATAAACGCTCTGTCTGGTCTGTAACTGTCAAACCATATAAAGAAGCTCATTTTGCCACATATCCACCTGACTTGATTGAACCTTGCATACTCGCAGGGAGTGAGGAAGGAGATACAGTAATAGACCCATTTATGGGTGCAGGAACTACAGCTGCAGTTGCAAAATCACTTAATCGTCATTATATTGGATGCGAACTCAATGAAGATTATGGTAACTTAATTCAGAAAAGAATACAAGATTATCAACCAGTTAATAAAGTGGCACAAGAGCCTTGCATAAACATCTTAGATATTATATAATAGAAGAGTAATTAAAGGAGATACTATGATTGAAGGATTCGTTCTCACACTAGCATTGATGACATTTTGTATTGGTTCATCATTCGCAATCGTAAACTTTGCATCTAAAGGGAGGTTTTTCTAATGCGTTGTAGAGTACAACTTATTGTGGCAGGTCAAGTGTTCAACGAAGAAGTTAGAGCAGTTGACTATCAGGAAGCAAGACAAGTCGCACTTGCAAGAAATCCAAATGCAAGAGTAATTAGTGTTACTGCTGTATTTTAATGGCAAGAGGAGACAATTACCAATCTTTTTATCCAACCAAGAATCTGACTTTGCTTGATGCAAAGGTAGGACAACCAAATGGTTGGGTATCTAAAGATGGTATGTGGGCTGCAGTTCCATCAAATGGAAGAAAGTTTGCTATTGTTCATAATGGTATCGTAGAACACTTCTCAAAGAACTTTGAATGTGCTATGATATACATAAAAAAAGGTATTCAAAAGGAGAAGAAAAATGCACGACCAAAACTCAATTGATACAGAGGAAACAGCTGCTCAAAAATATCAACGAGCGTTAGATTTGTTTACCGAGTCAGTATTAAAACCTGACCACGATTTGCGTGGTTGTGCATATAATCAAGGTTGTTATGAAGACCTGATGCAAATAAGAGAACACGTTTTAGAATATCTAAAAACATTAAAAGAAGTCACACATCATACCTATGCAGATGAGAGTGATGAATTGGAAACAGCAAAATTAATTGAAGTCAAAGATAGAATTGCAGTTGAGTCAAAACCATTTACAAAATGGCGGTAATGTGTTCATACTAATACATACAAACTAACGGTTTCGCAATTAAAATATATAATGAGAACTATTAGATTATCTTATGCTATCTACACAATACCGTTTACGATTGCAAGCAATTTGTAAAGACATCGCAGCTGGAACTGAAGTTTCGTTGGAAGACATGATATGGGCAAATAAGTTGGCAAAAGCAAATACAAGTGCTAGAGGTATGTTAAGTCAGGCAAGAAGATTAGCGACAGATGACGATGGTTCATGCCTTAAATATTTGGACATAGGCAATCCAGACAGAAAACCTAAAAGAGGATTTTACGGTGCAGATGATATTGCTGATTGGTTTAAGCAAGAGCGTTCAGATGATTGGCGACAACGTGACTAGGTATATGTGCGTAGGCATAAATTTTTGTTAATTTGTATTAGGATTTACAGACAGATTTGGTCTAAA